GCAATGTCCATGTGTTCCTTCTGAGTTCCATGAGCGGATCTCAGTTCAATATAATGAATCCATGATCTACAAGAACCTGTCATATAAATTCTTGTTGGTGTGCAAAGTGGTAAGACCATTCTGGCACATTCTTTTGCAACTCCTTCCTCTAACATCTGTTGATATAAGGCGGTTGCAGAGTCAAACAAAGTTTTCATTTGTAATTCTAACTTCTGTTTGACAAACTCGTCAAGATCGTCTGTAGAGTTTTGACGATTCTTTAAATCTTGTTTCCTAAGACTAGGAATAGGAATGATTCCCAACTGTGTACTATCAGCGTATCGTTGAGAGAACTCTTGAAACGTAAATGACCTGTGACGGAGTATCTGTGCTGCAATGGCACGAGTTGTCTCTATCTCAAGAGTCATACTAGATTGTTCAAATACTGACCAGTGTTGATGTTTGATGCAATACTTTAGAAGTCCAGCAAACTTTTCATTGTCCTGATTGGCAGGGTTGGAAACTCTGGCAATGTGTGCCATAGTTTTTTCTGCGTCAGGTGTAACTGTTACTAATTTTACATCCATTACATTTCTTCTTGATCGGCATAGGTGACACGGTGTTCACCACCATTAACATAAGCAGTAGGATCAGAATAAACTTCTGCTTCCAACTCCTCAATAACAGTTTTTAAATTCTTAATGATAAGTTTCAAGTGGTTCTTGTCCATGTCAAATAAAATAATTAAAATTAATTACTACCCTTCTGGCAGTATCAGTGGTTGTTACAGCTCTGTGTTTTTCATTTGAATCGAAAATCACAATTCTGTTTTCAATACTTTCAACTTTCATACCATTGCTTTCAAACTCAGTATAACCGTTGTTCGTATTTACATAATATATGGCAGTGATGCAATTGTCAACATCACTATGATAGGCACTTTCCACATGGGTCGGTGTTTTCATATTTAGATTAGCCTTACTTCTAACTATAGATACAGGATCTATCTTTTGCCATATTGGACTCAAATTACTGAAGAAAGGACTCGCTGGTGCATAGTTATTATATAAAACATGAACAAATTGATAGTCACCATCACCAGGCAGAACTACACCATTACAACAGTTCCAACTGATTTTGTAACCCAAGAATAAATCTTGAAGTTCCTTGAACTCATCAGGCCCAAGAAAATTATCAATTAATTCATAATTCATTTTCTGCTTGTTCTGCCTCTTTCAACAACTGTGTGACAAACTGTTCGGTGCCATCCATCATCTTAATTTGAAACAGATTAGATTTCATATATTTCTTTGTCTTTTTATACTTTTTGAGAAGTTTCTTATACTCCTCTCGATTCATGTGAACTTTACCTTCCTCAGCCATTGTTCACCTCTAGTTCCCATTCCATTATGGATAACAAGGTATCAATTGGAATCCAAGTTGGGTCTTCTTCTTTGAACTGAACCTCAACCTCGGTTATATTCTCGCCTCGAAATCTATTGTAAGTTGTTCGAGTGTTCTTGACAACGCTTATGGGATTAATCATTTTCTTTTCCTCTGAGCAGGTTTTGATGGTGGTTTCTTTTCTGGTTCTGGATTCCATTGTTTTGGATTAACTTGACCAGCAGTTTGTTTGAAACTCTTTAATCCCTGTTTGTACTTATCGTAGTAATGATCGAACATATCTACCTGTTTTTGGCATAATGTTATATCATAGAAGACTTTATCTTCTCCATTTTCCTTATCAACATACTCAACAAGATATGCCGTGTAAGGCAATTTCTTATCTTGTGCTAATTTTGGATCACATTTTTCATGAAGTACTTTAAGCATTAAGATCTATTCCCCCAAGTAATTTCTGGATATGCTTCTGCCACTAATTCCTTAGTGATTTTGTATTTTGTATTGAGTGCTTTATCTTTCACAAGAACAAGAATCTCAGCCTCTGGTGGAGGTAAAGTTTCAAGTATATTGATAAAGAAACTTTCTCTTTTGATCTTATTCATTGCATCATCACCACCTTTTACAAAACGGTAAAAGTTTTTGGCTTGATTGCGAATAGTAGACCTTTGTGGAAGTCCTTTGTCCACACTTGCCTGTACATCACTCTCTACAGGTTGATATGGTACATTACCCTCTGGTAACATAGAAACCACAGACTCATCAAAATTCCATATCATAGTCATTTTGAAAGAATCTTCTCCGTGAGTACGAAGTATGTCTAACTTTCTTGCTTTTACTCTTTCAGAATCGACAGCTTCTAAAAGTTCATGAACCATAGGATTTGCAGGCAGTTCTTTCTTTTTAACTGTTACTGTCCTTGGTTTTGTTGAAGTTTTACGAGTAGAAGTCTTTTTCCTACTTGTGGATCTAGTCTTCGTCGTCGTCTTCTTCGCTGTTGTCATTTTCAAACCTCACGGCTACTATTTCGTCGGGAATGAGATTCCCATTTTCATCATACATTTCGGGATGACTAAATGCCATACCTTGATTCTGTAAATTGATGTAGTTATTTTGTTGGGCTAACCAGCCAATTATACCACCTAATATCAAAAATGTAAAGCACATCATACTGAATATAACGAGAATTACTGTTGTTTCCATTGGATTCCTCCTAAGGCTAGTTACTTGTTTTCTTTTTTATGTCTAACGATAATCTAAACTCTCTGCCAAATAAGGAGAGTTTAATATCGAAGAACTTTGGTGTCTGTTTAGGCGGTTTCTTTTTATCTCCTTTGAGTATAAGTTCTACGCCTTTATTTATGTCCATATCTGGGGGAAACATGTTAAATTATTCTATGTTCTTTCAGATATTTCAGAGTCTCATTAGCGTTGCCTAAATTCTTACCATCCATTACCACTTGTGGCACTGAAATCGTATCAGGGAACATAGATCTGAACTCTTTCTCTGTATAATCCTTGTCTAATTCTTTATATTCATACTCCTTACCTAGCATTTCAAGTACAACTTTTACCTTGTAACACATCGGGCATTCATTTTTTCCGTAGATTGTAAACATAATTAATACCTAATTACTTCTATTTTATGCCACTCATGGTCAAAAACTAATAGACTTCCGAGTGTTTCTTCATTGTAGCATACTGTAAAATATGTAGATAGCTTTCTACCATCTAATCCTCTGTTAGGTTTGTCTCCTATAAAAAGAACCCGACCTTCTAGTGGTTTACCACCTAAAACTTCGGGCACACTGACTATAGAACCTTCACGGATTGCTTTGGTTTTGGCAGTATCTAAGAAAACTTTCTTCGATTCCAACTGTATCTCTTTTTCCTTGAGATACCCAGAGGTGACAGAATTCGTAGAGGTTACGGACATTTTCGAGAGTATTGAATTTTTTTAAAGAAAGAAATGCTTGTTGGCGTAATGCCATACGTTCATCACGATACCTTAAGTCATTCATCTTTCTCTTGTTCCTTCTCCATCCTATCAATAGCAGTGTTCATCTTATCAAATAGACAATCTGTTGCTTGAATATTATCTAAATGAGCGATTATACTACCAAGTTCCCTTACAATGTAAGGTTTCTCTACTCTCGCTGCAAAAGCAAGTGCGTCACGAAGATGTATTTCAGCCTTTTTTAGACTTTCTGAGGTTTGTTCTGATAGTGCCATTAGTCTTTCTTAATTGAGTTCCAATCGTCTTGGAATAATTGTAATCCCTTGTCGGTTAGAATGTGATTGTACATCTTACCAAATATAGCAGGGGGCATGGTAACAACGTCTGCTCCTACTGAGAAACAATCTGCAACATCTTTGACATTTCTAAGTGATGCAGCAAGAACCTGAGTTCTTGACATATGTTCTCTATATAGATTCGCAATGTCCTTAACCAACCCTAAACCATCAAATGAATTATCATCAACTCTTCCTACAAATGGTGAAATATATGTGGCTCCTGCCTTTGCTGCTAATATTGCCTGTGCAACTGAGAAACATAGTGTTACGTTCACAGTAAATCCATCAGTTGATAATAACTTACATGCTTTTAGACCTTCTACTGTCAATGGCACTTTAATAGTCACGTTCTGCATATCTTTAAATGCCTGTGCCTGATTTACCATTTCAAGAGCGTCATCTGCGACTACCTCTGCTGATATAGATTCAAAGAATGGGAACTCGCCCGATATCTTTTTAATTGTCTCTACTGGATCTCCACCACTCTTGAGTATTAGTGATGGGTTTGTTGTCACGCCGTCAATAAGACCTGTTTGATTAAACTTATAGATGTCTTCAAATACGGCAGTATCAAGAAAGATTTTCATTTTTTGGTTTTTTGTTTGCTTTTTTAATAAGTTTGGCGTAGAGTACGTCTTCTCTAGTATAAAGGGTCGGATTACTTTTTGCAACTTTTATTAACCTCTTTGCCATTTTTCTTTGGGATTCAACACACATCTGGTATTTTTTCGTATCACTTCTTTACTATTTAACATAGGAGATAAGTAGAAATACGCACTGGACTCAGAAGGTAAAGATTTTCTTAATGCTCTGACCATGAGGAGTTGTCTATCAAGCAAACTCATCTTCTAAGAGTATGTAAGTATTCTAGAACATGCTCACGAATCCACATGAGTTCATTATAACACCCCTGATTAT